CTTATTGCCCTTACGTTTACTTGGGTGCGTCATTTACCCTCTCCCTGTATACCATCCGTTTTTTGGTTTTAGTAACTTCCTCGATCAACTCAATTCGCCCCGATGCGATCAACGTTTCTAGCACCTCCCTCCTATCACGGCTTCTAAGCCAACGTGTCTTGGCTGTCAAAGCCGACAAGCCCAGCGGACCCTGCCGGATAATATTGAACACTCGCTGACAATCTGACTCCCATTGATTCTCAGAGCTTTGCGTTGCGATCTTGTAGATCGTTTTGCGAGTAATCCAGTTGGCAATTTTGATTGCCAACTCTACATCGCAAAGCTCGATGATACCCATCTTGCTTGGCCCCTGCCTGCTCGCAGCAAACAACAATGCCAACGATGCAGCACGACCTCTGGCACGTTTCCAAAGGCCATCCGTGGCTCGATGGCTCCCATCCTTAGGTATCCTATTGTCAATTGACTCGCAATACCTTCTATGGCGATCCTGAGCAGCATTGGTCATGCGGTAAATAACTGGATCCGGTGACTGCTCAGCTAAATTGCCTTCGCTTGGAACAAAGTCGATCCATTCTTTTACCTGATCCAGTATTACCTGCGGAACGTCCTGATCCATTGGATGCTGCGTTTCAGCATAGCCGCTAACTTCCAGCGGTACGATACGACCGAGAAAACCATCTTCCACCGAATCTAGGCTAAGATTTGACCAAAACTTTTCCGCAGTAGCAGTTCCAAAGATGCAGCAATGCGGCTGGTCAATCGTAAAGAATAGCTTGGAATCGCTTACTGCTGAATTGCTGTAGATGGTATGGCTGGAAGTCATCAGCATTTTGAGTTTTTGGACGATTATCTCCATGTGACCACTGCTGCGTTCTTTCTTGATTGCCTTGAGCAGATCGCCAATTTCATCGAGTTGAAACAGCTTGGCTGGATGCTCACGCAACTGACTTTCTACACCGTGACCTGAGCCAATAGCTACCGCACCAAGGTAATGAGCACCACCAGACAAAGTCAGTATCTCCGTGTTTACGTTTCTTGGTCTCTCTTTTCCGCAGCCACTAGGTCCAAGGCCAAGCACAAACAGATTGGTTCGATTGTTACGCTCGTTGCGGATCTTTCGTCCAGTAATCACGCTTAGCAGGCTAATTGCACCGGCCAGTGCTAGGATTGGCTGCGGTTCGTCCGAGGTGGCGAGCGTATGCGAGGCAACGTCTGTAATGAGTCCTGGAGGCAGTAAGCAATCTGCTGGAAACTGGCCGGGATCTTCCGGAAGCATTTCCACTTCGAGATCGTCGTCATCGTCAGCCACAAATGACACAGCGGGCAATGAAAACGTAGCAGGCACAATGGATCGAGCACAAGCCACCGGATCGTTGCTAAATTCGCAGGCACAGACAAAAGCAAACTTGTCGTAACTCGTATCAGGCTCAAGCGGTGGTGCTGACGTAGTAAAGACTGCTAGCCTATCCGAGCCTTGATGATTCAGGCTTGCCGATATGCTGCCGAATGTCTTTCCTGGCCGATACCAATGCTCCTCGTTGCCCTTCTGTTCCGCCAATGTCCAGCCATGCCGATTAAGCAAATTATGCCATGACTCAGTTGCCAGCCTAAGTCTTGCTGAATTGATAAGGCTTGATTCCGGATACTGCTGCGGTTGAACAGTCTTATTGGGAACTTGCATATCAGATTGCATGTCATGCAGCAATTCACGCAATACCAGAGGCAATGGCAGCACCTCGCACTCAGAGGGTGCAATAAGCCACTCATATCGAGTGCCAGACTCATGCAAGCTCGGTGGTATAACTGACTGTGCCTTATCGAGTCCAAATCGCCATTCGGTTCCGCAGAATCCAAACTTGGCTTTTTGACTAGCAAAACTATTATCCCACTGGAATAATCGATGCACTGACTTGCGGCTGCGATAAGTTGGAGTGCGAAGATCGGCACAATACTTTTCAAGGATCTCCTCGCCTTCCTTGGAATCGTATTCTAGGTCAATCACGCCGCTGCTTGGCCCAAGCAGCAAACCCATATTGCAGTTCGGCCAGCGTGTCAGCCATTCACCAATAGTATGTTCATCATTACTCGCTAATGCGGGCCAATTCTTGCCTAATAACGTGCCTGGATTCTTCGAGCCACTGGCAATAGGAATAAGCAACCACTGCGGCTTGCGATCAATAAGCATTTCCACGTTTTCCTCCTCAAAACGGTATATCACTATGTAGTGGCTGCGTAAACTTGCGGCTGATAATGCGGTTGTACTTACCGTCTTTGGCTACCTGCAACTGTGACGGCCTACGCATAAATCCCTGCTGCTGCCAACTGATCACAGCGTCAATTACATCAGCATCTTCATTGACTTGCTGCTCAAGATCAAGCACCTCGCTCAGTTTATGCTCGCAGTGCTTATTCCACCACTGGACTGCCTTCTGGTAGGCAAAGCCATCATGAGCCAAACAAACCCACTCATCGACAGTATCTAGATTCCCTCCGAGGTAATATTTTATCCGCAGGCTATCGGGTGATCCAATTTTGCGATGGCGAGTAAATACCCAGTCATTGACGACACACGTTCTTGTCTCAGCCAATACTGCTGATGACTGATCGGCTACCACCTCATGCTTGATTTCTCGTTCCGGAAACTCATGGCCGCAATAGCACACTTTAGCTGAGATAAACACCTGCTCTTTGCAGTTTGGGCACATCTTAGTTGGCGGATCGCCACCAGATTCACGTACCTTTTTAGCTTGCCCATAATCTATGGCATTGATCGGGCCATGGCGGAATAGGTTGTTGCCAAAATCTAGCAGCAAACAATCTTCCTTGCCAGGATGCGTTCGCATACCACGACCAACCATCTGAACAAACAGACCAGCGGACATGGTGGATCGCAGAACTACTACGCAATCAATGCAGGTAGCGTCAAAGCCAGTAGTCAGTACATCGCAATTGCAGAGATACCGCAACTCGCCATTGCGAAACTGATCTATGATCTCGTCACGCTCTGCTGCTGACGTATTGCCTGTAATGACCTCAGCCCCAATAATCTCAGCCACCAGTTCAGCATGAGCCACTCCGGAACAAAATAAGATGCACGACTTGCGATTAGCAGTTGCCGCTAGGATCTCATCGGTTGACTGCTTAATCTTCCCATAGTCGGCAAACAGTGCTTGTAGCTCCGACTCAATAAACTCTCCGCCACGAATGTGCAGATTGCTCGTATCGTACTTGGTGGCCGAGACACGATTGACAATAGGTGACAAATAACCATCAGCAATAAGCTGAACAATATCTGTCTCATAAACCACTTTGCTGAATATGCTGTCACCGTCGCAAAGATGGCCCTCACCAGTCCGGTATGGTGTAGCAGTCAGTCCAACCACTCTCAGCTTAGGGTTAATAGCCTGTAGTTCCGTCAGGAACGTGCGATACATGCCATCTCCATCGCTAGGAATCAGGTGACATTCATCAACGATTACCAAATGGCGAGAGCCTAGCAAATGTGCCTTGCTGTATACACTTTGTATACCAGCACAAACTACATCAGGCTCGACTTCCTTGCGATTGAGTCCGGCAGAATAGACTCCGATCTCCATATCAGGCAGAAGTGCTCGAATCTTGCTGGCGTTCTGCTCGATCAGTTCTTTCCTGTGTTGCAAGACTATCACTCGACCTGAGTATTGCTGGACTGCCATGCGGCAGAGTTCCGCAATCACCAGGCTCTTGCCGCTGCCCGTTGCCATACTGATTAAAGGGTTCTGCCCTTTTTTCTCTCGTAAAAATGTCCACGCTGACTCTACGGCTTGCGACTGATACGAACGTAGTAACATGATTACCTACTGCTGCGGAACGAATATATAGATCGCCGCTGCGAATTTTACGGCACTGCTCTGCGATTTCTTCTGGGCTTGGAACCCAGAATAAGTGAATGTTGGCTTCGTCGTTCGGATCAAGCCACTCGTTGTAGACTCGCTTATGCTTTCCGCTATACCCCCATTTCTTGCGAGGTATTATGCCTCTTGTATGCGTGTGAATGAACGATGGAGCAACATGCAATATGCGAGCTGCTTCCATTGCAGTCTTACCTGCCTCCATTAACTCCACCGCACGCTTTGCCAGTCCTGCAAAATACTTGCTGCGGAGTTCTGCCTTGTTTGGCTTTTTCTTTGGTTTAGTCATTCTGTCATTCTACTCCACGTGATGGAAGCTGCTTAACCCGAATCTTGGGGCGATTCGGCTGCGAAGCATCGCTAAGCGCAAGTGCTTCTTCATTCGTCATTTCGTAACCGGTCTGCTGAAAACTGATAACTGCGTCCAGCATGTCATCCACTTCGATTAAC